GTTTCCCAGTCACGATCCTGAGGGGCATGCTCCTTAACTCTATAATCTGGATGCACACAGAAGTAGTCCACATAGGCAGTATCACCATTACCAATAAGGGCCCAGATAAAGCCAACAACCATATCCTCGTTATTCTGATCTCGTGCAACTAGAGCCTCCCCACCCATTGTGGTTATATTGGGCGGTGACGCAATACGACATTGCTCCATTAGTTTTAATACGCCAGGGAGGTCTTTCTCCTCAACCATGCTTAGTCTAATATTGGTACTTTTCAATTCCGTTGAGGATATTTCCCCAGTTGTAATATTAACTACTTCCGCCACTACTTTTTTGCTCCTTAACAACTTTTACTTTAATTTTTAGTGCTTTTAGACATAATTTCTTACGTGTCTTCTTCATAAACTTTGGTAGCTTACGTGCATATTTATCTAATGTCTTTGCCGTCTTAAGGCGTATCTTCTGGCCAAATGTGGGGGATGCCATATTGCTAGGGCTCCTCCGGCCATATGATATTGAATGGAAACCCTGCCTGGGCTGTAACATCTCTTAGACTTTGGCGATAGGCCTGCCACTCTGTTCGGGCGGTTGTATCTGTATATTGGGAACAATCAACCATCTGAGTCCAGTCAGAATCCGCTAGTCGCTCATCTCGGGTACTTCTGACCAACTGAGCCGCTATATCATAGTCGGCCTGATCCTTCTCTGACTGTGACATTTCAATAGCATCATTCCCTACAATTTTAACATACTTAGTCGGTGTGCCCTCAGGAAATGATGGATTAATAATCCAGTTACTATCCAGCTTATTGGGATCAGCACTTTTCTTATAATGTTTTGTTGTTTTATGTATTGCTCTCGCCATTTTGTAAGTAAATATCCTTACTAATATTTAATTTTTGTAAGTAAATATACTTACAAGAAGTTTATAATTATTGGTTTTATATAGGAATATCCTGCTCTGCAAAAGTTGGGTTGCCCTCGGGCGTGCCGTCTTGTGGGTCCTCACCAACATCCTTAATACTGCCCGAACCCGACATTGAAGTTCCAGGAGCTCCTTCCCACATATTCCATTGGTGTTTTAAACCGTTAACAATATGGTCTTTACCATTGGCATAATAAATAGTCTCTAATTCTTCAACTGAAAGTGCGCGTTCATAGTGTCTTACATCGTGTAAAATACCATCGGTATCACGTCTACTCGATGTTGGATGTCTAGCAATTTTTACTGTCATTGTATTGTCCGTGTCTACATTTCCAGTTTCAGAAACTGCCTTATCAAAAACCCCATTTAGATATAAATTAACATTGGATCCATCATAAATCATCGCAATGTGCGACCACTCATCATCAAGTATTTCCCCAAACGAGTTTGGCATAACACTAGACCCACCTGTTCGGACACCTGCCTTCACATCTCCATCTGGATCTTTCAGGGACAGTAACCATATTTGAGCGTTATTTCCGGTGCCATCACCCTTACAATATTGTCTGGGGTCGTTCTGGGATGCAATATCACGTAGATAGATCCAGCACATTATAGTTAGTTCATCGGTTGTTCCGACATCAAATGTGCCAACATCAACCCCATCCCCAGTTCCATCAAAATCACCAGGCATTAGGTAAACTCCAACCAGACTTTAAGTAGGGCCCAATCTCCAGTAAGCTCAGTTCCAGCCGTTGGGTTTATGCGAGTTAGCTCAAACTGTGTCCACTCCCCATCAGTAATACTCATGCTTGCCAATGTCTCGGTTTGATTGTCAACTTGGAAATTCTCATTAGTTGGTATACTGACGTCGTTTAGTACGGTTCCGCTTGTCCAAGACTGGACTGCCGCATTGGCGGGGATACCTCTATTATATAACTTAACGCCAACGGTTCTCGTACCCGCTGGTGCGGTTTCGGCCCGGGATATCATATTAATTGTTATGTTAGTTGCACTCTTTGGCACATAGACGGTAAATCCAACCCCCTCTTCAGTTGTATCGTCAAATAGTCGAACCTTAAGTCCAGCATTATTTGAATCTGCCGCCAGGGGCGCAAGGGCATTAACAGTCCAGTCCGAACTATTTGGGTTTTCCATATCCTCTGCCGCAATGTAGACAGGCGGATTACCAGTATTACCAACTAGGCTGTCTTTGGTAATATATTTGTGCGTAGTTGCGCTAACATCGTAAATAATTAATCTATCAGTTGTATCCGCAGTTGTAAGTTGCGTCATGTTGGGGGTATCAAGTTCTAATGTAATATCATTAGTGTTTTGCGTGTGGTCGATACCTTCAGCCCCAACAATGGTGCGGAAGTTCATTTGACTACCAGCTATTGTGCTAAATACAGCACCACCACTACCCAGGTTACCCCCACTATCAATAAGCCCATCAACAAAATCACTTTTATCCATACGCCTATGAGCAGCAGCAGATGCATCATAAATCAATATTTCATCAGTATCCGCAATAGTAGTTTCGGCTGTTACGCTGGGGATATCCACATCCAGTGTGAGAGTATTGCCAACATCACTATAGGTTTTGGTTAAAGCGGTTCCTGCAGTTAACAGTGCATCTACTCGATCATCCACACGCTCATCTGTAAAATATAAGTTTGTGCCCTCAGACAGGTCAGTGGTTGAAAATGGGGATAACGATACATTACCCGTCAGGGTATTTGCCCCATCATCGTATGTCCAGGTTAGCCCAGTACCGTCCTGAATTAGGGTTGCCACACGGTCATCAACTCGTTCATCCGTGTAGTAGAAATTAACAACGCCCTCGGCGATATCGTCCGTATCTAGGACAACTGCGGGTCCGGAATCACCATTAACTGATGTGACTCCACCACCACCGCCAGAGCCACCACCAGCTCTAGTAAACCAGATAGGCATTTATAATAGTAATCCTTTACCGCTTAGATTCATCTTAAGGACTGATTCACCACGAGTGGTTAGTGTCCCAGATTGTGTAGCATGCGTTAGAAGGGCAGCTCTAGGTGACATAATACTGGAACTATTCTTAACTGCCTTAAAGGCAGGAACATATCGTGTTGCTGTAATCTTAGCGTCACTGGCAGTTTGACCAACTGACCCAACCGCACCAATTCTTGATGTATACAACCCGGCCGATAACCCAAATACTTCAAGAACTAAAGTTCCGGCGGTTGTAACATGAAAAACCCCATCATAGCTTGAACCAATAGCAATAGTTTGGGTTGCCGCCCCATCATTGATAAACTCAATAACACTGGTACTTCCAGCAGTCTTTCTTAGTGTTCCAGTATCTCCACTCCCAGCCCCAACCATTGCAGTAACTGTTATAACATCCCCAACAGCTACTGTGCCAAAATCAATACTAACTAAGGTAGCTCCAGCGCCCACTACCGTAGAGACTAAGGTATCACTACCCCTTTGTAGATTAAATGATCCAAATACTTCATTGGTTATTAACGTACTGCCGACACTGGTAGGATCATCGCCAACTAAGTCTGGATCAGTTAAGCTATCATCAGCTGTTATTCCTATGCCGTAACTAATTGTTTGGCCTGTGGTGCTGTTAGAAGCTAGTGATTCTAAGACTAAATCACATGACGTTCTGCGATCAGCAGGTAACACTAGTTGATGATTAAGGTCCGATGCACCTGGAGATGTTGCCAGGGTTGTGGATGTAGTTGTGGTGTCACCGTTCGAGAATATACTTGAGCCCAACAGTGTGGGGCCACGATCTGGGCACTCAAAAAGCTTGTCAGGAGCATTACTCTGGAATGATGAGACCTGTGTGCTGGACAAGGCAGGACCATCTAGTATAATAATATCGGATACGTTAAAGCCATCACCACTTGTGGTTGGCATGTCCGCATCCTGCGCAAGGGAATCGTTCCAGCGAATATATTCAACCTGAACATTCTCCTGACCGGTAATATTGGCCACAACAAACTTTATAACATCACTTGCCGTTGCATCGGATACATCATTATCCAGGCGTAATCTTTCCACACCATCTACAAATACCTTGGTGGTTGGGCTTGGATTACCAGATGATGTTATGCGGTAGGTATGCCACTCATTGGTGTTCATCAAACACATCTGCCGCTTACCTGCGGCCGTACCTACCTCTAATGATATGCCATTATTAAACCAGTTTAAAATACAGCTACGGTCTAAGGAATCATCACGAATTAATAGGCTGTTATCCGCTTGAGCGTCCTGCACCGTATCTGTAGACTTAAACTTCGCCTTAATCTCTAGGGTCATGCTTTCTAAATTAATATCGTTTGCGTTCTCAACATCATTGGCGCCGCTGGCAGTCCAAACACCATCACTAACAGCTGCTGCCTCGGTACCCGTCCAAGGATCAGATGCCTCAGACTTCAGCAGTACACTCATTGCAGAGAAGTGATCAAATGAAGAAACATCTGGGTTACTGGCACTGGCAAACTGCCACATTCCTAATGTGTCCGGAGTAATGTTGATTGTAGCCCCAGTAATAGCCGTGCCTTCGGCGGTCCCATCTAAATACATGCGGACATAATCGCTTGCTGCATCATTTACGCCAAACTCGAGTATGACATTTTTAAACGTAGTATTAGCCGCCACAGATGTTGATCCAGTAACTGTTTGAGTTTCTTTCGTTGTTTCACTAGCTGCGGTACGCTCAGCAACCGTAAGAACAAGATTACCAGAGGCATTAATTTGTAGATTAATTCCCATAGCCTCATTACGACATAGCGTTGAGCTCAGGGGAAAGTTTCTAAACCAAAAAGATATTACAAATCGATTATCTTTACGATATTGTCCCGGCAGTATTAAGTGATGTGAGTTGCTTGTGGGCCCACCCCATGAATAATCACCAAACTTAACATCGGTAGAATCAAGGCCAGATGAATCAATCGACCCACGACGTAGAAAGGTAGCACTATCTAAAACTGCATGTGAATTGTATGTACCAGCATAGCAGATATTTGCATATGCATCCTCAACAGATTTTCCTTTAAAAGGCAAGCATATTTGTGCCACCTGCTCCTGTGATTCACTAAGATTGCTGGAGGCTGTTTCATACCAGTATGTGGTACCCTTAATCTCAGCAATGGCAAATCGAATACGTTCTAATTCCTCAGCTAGGCATGTTGCGAGACTCTCAGTGCCCTGCTCACCCGGATCAGTCTGAATCTGCATCTCAGCAACATTTGCCGAGTAATCATCAGTATTTTCCGGTGTCATGGAGTTACGGATATCTTGGATCTCAGTATTAAGATCCGACGCCGTAAGTATCTCTTTTGCGGTCCATGTTTTTGTTGGTGATGTAGGATAATTCGACATCTAATAACTCCTATTATCTTGCATTATCATATACGTTCTTTAAGGGCACATATTGAATTATGTAGCCCAGTATTTCCATATCCTGTCCGGCTGTGTCATTTGACAGGGAAATCTCAATATTACGGCCAACGCCCTTTATTAATACATTCTTAATTTCTGATGGTGCAGCCCCAAGACGATCACAATCAAGCTGAAACTCTCCTAGGACTGTGGTATTACAACCCCCCTCCATTGTAAAAGAGGTGGAGGATACACCTTGGTTATCAATACAGTAATCAACATTGCAGGTAAACTTACCCTTGGGAACATATATAACACCAAGCTTTAATACTCGCTTAAGTAGGTTTGAGTCCCCAAAATCTATAAATGCTGTCTTTAGTGTGGCCTTATATCCAGCACCATCATCGCTGAAGCTTGTAAAATCATTTATACGTCTAACAAAGCCATCCTGCCCACCGGCAAAGGGCTCACGTATTCCATTCTTCTCACGAGTGAATAGGCTGCTTGTATTTATCTTCCAGGTGAACCATTCCTTGAGCTCAATGTTGTAACCAAGTACTGTGTCTAGGGTGGTTGAGTTCTTACTGGATACTGCCCACAGAACTGAGTTTATGGTTTCATCAAATATGCCACGCCAGTTGGTGGACTGGGAGTGGTTCAGTTCATTGGCATAAAAATCTTGTATTTTAAAGCTTATAAAGGCCTGCTCATTGGATCCGAACTTATCAGTTGCCAACAATGAGTGCGCCCCACGGCTCCCAAGAAAGAATACATCATTTGCAGTGGAAACAATGGCACTATGATTAACTGCACCAACTTTGCCCGCTAGAATACTAGCTTGCTCCTTATTGATGTTGGCAAAACCACTAACCACAATATCACCCTGGATTACACCGGTAAGCTTCTTAATGGTTTCTTTACCGATTATGTATAAAACCCCAAAGGCCTCAACTAGGCCGGTAATCTCAAAGTTAAAATCAATTGTGAAGGGGTCACCATCCGTGACTCCAACGGTCCAGACCTCCGCATCTAGTATCTTGGATGCATATAGTCTACGCTTATTGGCAGGGTCACCGGCGGCGTATAGACGCCCATTATATTCGGTGCTAAACCCAAAGTTGGGTGGGCTGCCGCCAAGGCTTGCCACATTACCCGTTTGGTCCCATTTTAGGGGGGTATATGACCCGGTATTACTGGGTGGCCATGAGATAATCAGCTCATTATTAAATACGGTAAAGTTGGGGTTTACATTCTTCTCAACAACGGCATTACCGGTAATGTCATCGTATACGGCATCCTCATCCTCTTTAAGGACCTTCTGGTTTGATATGATAACTGTTTTTACCGTATCAAATGGGGAATCTAGCTTTGTATACTGAAATCCGCCCTCAATTGGGTTGGTGCCCGATGCCTCAGTGGTATTACGTTTAGTAGAGCCACCACGCTTACGCTTAGTACCATCCCTACCCAGGACAATATTCTCCGCAGTCTGACTATCAGTTGCGGGTATTACCTGGGGATCCTGGAGGGCATTAAGGCCTCCTAACCAGGGAAATATCTCAAACTTTCTAAAACGTTTTGGCCCACGTGCCACAATTAAGTCCTATCAAATAGGGATCCAAGATCTGCGGTTGCCGGCGTTAGACGACGTCGCTTACGGTTCTCCCTAACATGGAATTTTAGCTTCTGCTTGGTTGGATCAGGGCGTGTAAACAGGGCACGAAGGTTCTCTTGATATTTACCCTCAGCCCAGGCACGGCCATTATCATCACCCTGCATCTCATAGGCATCAGCCAATGCACCCCAGAATAGTACATAGCTACTCTTGGGTGGTAATGCGGGTGGATCTTCAATACCAATATCTACAGTAGTTGATGCAACTGTGGGAACCGCAACGGATGTAATAGTTTTAAACTTCTTCGTAGTGCGAGTCACACTGGTGCCATTTAGAGCAATAGTTTCTGTTAAGGGCTTGTTAAGCCAGTCCTTACCCACTATGGTAACATTACCAGTTGCACTGGCAGATGATCCCTGGAACGTTAAAAAGGTTATCTTATCTAAGGACCCGGTATTATCAAATGTAGTGACGGTTGAACCATCTAAGTCCTGATCATCCTTCAAATAGGTGGCATCAGATACCATTCCAGGTATGCGACGCTGATACGTAACGTGGATTGTTTGCGCATCATCAGGCACTGGCCACACAACAAGTCGTGGACGTTGCTGCCCGGACTCATAATCAATAGTAACCTTACGAGGGATACCCTCCGCTTCGGCCTGCTCCCGTTGGAGCTCCTTCATTTCCCTAAGGGTTATAATCTCAACCTCACTAAATAGCTGATCACTCCAGCACACCACTAGCTCATCAAAATCATCTGGAAGGTCATATGAATCAGTTAGTATCTTGTAGTCCGAAGATGTTGCGGTAGCACCCTGATATGCAGCCCCAAGTGTTAGGCTAGTTGTGGAGGCAACATCAGAAATGCGATAAATCTCATCAAATGCAAGGGCTTTAAACTTCTGTCCAATATGATCAGTTGCGCTAAATGCGGTGCCAGTTCCAGTTATCGTTGCTGATCCCTGTGTATAGTCCACCGTTCCGGTGTTCTCTTTAACGGATAGCACAAGCTGGGTATCAACATACGTGAATTCAGACTTATTAGCCTCTAAAATGTTACGATACCGCTCATTAATAAATAGATCAACTCTGGACTGAATACAGGTGTTGGTTGTATCCTCGCCGGCCATTTCCATGACCGCATCACGGATATCTTTAATTGTTTTTAATAGTTCTGGATTTTTTGCTGCCATAGTTTAACCCTGCACGAAATAGGTTACTAAAACTTTTTCACCATTAACTGCAGCGTCAACATAAAAATCAGAAGCATCAAGCATACGGATAGCACCCATACCACCATCATCACCACTAAACGATATTGCATCACCAGCGGAATTTAGTAATGCACCAGATTGACTCGATGCTGGGGTTGCCGTTACGGCAGAATCACCAACGAATACTCGTCCAGTATTGCTAGAGGCACTCTGGAACACGATAGAGGGTGTGGATATGGATGTGGTGGATACCTGTACGGCAGTCCCACCGGTTGTCACGGTAACAACTTTGTTAACCGGTTTCCATCGTAAATTTAAAGCCATTGACTTACTCCTTGTGTAATTTTATTAGGTCTTTATTGTATTTATTCCTAAATTCTTTATTAACAATTAAATAATATCCGATACTTGCATTCTTCTGCTCCATATCGAAGGTATCATCCTTAAAAAATGTATTAAAAAACTCTTCTGTAATCTTATACGCCCGCTCAGGTTTATTTAGCCCAATCATTGCCCTGGTCATTAGTCCGTAGGGAATTACTGAATATGAGAGGGGATTAAGCGTATATTGTGACACGGGCTTCTCATAGCTTGCCGCAATCTTGGCAAAGCGATAGGCCAGCATATAGTCACCGGTCTTAATTGCGCAGTCTGCCATAACCGTCCAATGCTCATTCCTGGACCAATCAGAGTAGGCATGGGTTTTGAGCAGCTCAATTGCCCGTTTATGCTCACCCAGATTCATAAGGCAGGTGCCCGCGTAAATGCCAACCTGATAGTACTCAGTTTGCTCATCAGGATCGGCAACATCTAGAAACTCTAAATAAAAGTTTAGGGCCTTTTTAAACTCTTTCTGTCCAAAGTAGGAATTGGCCAGGAAATATTTGCTACGCCAGTCTGTGGGGTCCTCTGTTGCTCTGTGACGCATGGACCTAATATTAATTGCATTGCGCTGCTCCTGTCTGGCATTCTCACGCTCCTTAGAGCGCCTATGATATGTCCGAATACTTGGCTCAACAACAATACTGTGCTTTTCCTGGTCCCACACCAGCAAGTTATGCACCTCACGTTCATACTGTATCCCAGGGATACGTTTATGCACAAATGGGTGCGCTATTTCCGATATGGGCTCTAAATTCCTTGTAATATAAATAACATCGGCCTGTGGGTTATAGTTGAGTATAACATCAACCGATTTGGGATCCAGACTCTCATGACCCTCACAATGGAATACATAATCAGAGGTACATTGTTTTAGGCAGAGATTCCGTGCACTTGCAAAGTGCATCTTTTTATCCTTTGGGATATTCTTAAACTGTTTGGCCGACATCAGGTCGGCACCATTAAACTCTATAATATTATCAGTATATTTCTTTATGATTTCCAGGGAGTTATCTTTGGTCCTGGTATCATAGGCAATAATAATCTCATCAACCACCCCAAAGAAGGAACTAAGTACCCTATCTAGGTCTTCGGCCTCATCCCGTATTGGCATTGCCAAACTCAACGAGAATCGTTTCTGCGGGGCTTTTGTATAAATGGCAAGGAAAACCCCATGACCGAAGCATTCGACCCGTACAGACCCCTTGTAGGCCATTGTAAGGACATGTTTGAGTTCCCGTGGGGACCTTTTTTCCTCATCATGCAGTATAATCGCATGATCGCCCGTGGGGGCGGTGTTATGACCTAAAAAAATACCCGTATCATCGGAAACAATACAGGTTTTTTCAAGGGCCAGAACATCTGGGACCTGATATGCCTTAAGACTATCAGAACCACAGATAAAATGACTATTCGCGGGGACAAGCTCGATCATTCGTTCAAGCGCCCGCTGCCCAGCATCCACATCAGATTTTGCAACAAGTTTATCTAGTATCGACATAATATATTGAGTCAATGCCGTGGCCCCCACCGAAATGGGGGCACATCGACAATCTATTGGTACTTAAGCAGCACCGGGGGTGCCATAAACGGCACGGTAGTCCGACCAATCGGAATCCCAACGCATTACACCCTTGATCTTCAGAGCATCATGATCGAAATCAATATCCTCTTGAAGGTTGAAGGCTTCACGCATATACATGCGAAGCTCGTGATCCGACTTATCGCCAACCAAGAACCAAGCATCAGCATCGGTTAGGAAGTCCCAAACGATTAACTGAAGGTTGGAGCGGCTGGGGATTGGGTTGATATCATTCTGGTCGCCACCAGGGAGCAACGTGCTGTTTAACAGCTGAAGCGCCTGGGCCTCAAGTGCCGGGGGCACAACGAGGAAGCGGGGACGAATGTTCAACCGCTTGTTCTTACCATCACGGAAATCACGGAAGTCGGTTAACGCTTGGTTAAGACTTGTGATTGTGAGGTCCGCAGGAGTTGCGAGCTCATTGCTCTGGGTTCCACCTGATTCAAGTGGATGGTCCGTTGCAAAGAGTTCTTTTCCGTCAGGACCGGCAAACGAGGAGTCGAAACCATTGTTGAAGTGGTTCGCCAGGATCGTTTCCATGGTGTGAGTTGCGGAACGGGGGATTGCGGAGCCAACGCGACGCATCACGTTACGCTCATCATCCTCCAAAGCCTCACGGGAGATTTTAACACCCAACGTATACTTGACCATGTTGTAGGTCTTGTCGAAACCTTGATCTAAGGCCTCATACGTTACTGGTGCACCTTCCCCAGTTTCAATCATATTTCCAAGGCTGGAAATTGATGTGGTCTGCTCGATATCCCTATCGGTGTTGATCACATTGAAGATCTGTGGACCTTTGGGATCGTGCATACCGAATTTTTCAAAAATGACCTCTCTTAGCGCTGGAAGTTTAGTGCTAAAGAAGAGATCACTAAATTGTGCGCGGTTAATTAACGACATTTAGATTATCCTCCTAAAATTATTTATGACCATTTGACACAGATCAATGACACTATGAGTCATTGGGACCTATTCGCCAAAGTGCGCTAAGGGTCAAATTAGACACCAGGTGTGGTATCAACAGTGGCAGCAGCCGAAACAATTCCGTCGTGCTGTTCGAATAGACTGACATAAAGTTCAGAATTCGCACCGGCAGCATTGTCAGGTACTGGCACAAGAATGGATGCATCCTTCTGCTCAATACGAAGTTGGGCAGATCCGGCGGTAATGGTACCACCATCTAATTCCATTCCAGAGAGTTGCGTGGTGGAATCACCCGCATGCTCAGTTGCTATATCGGCAAAGCGACCATAGTCGGTTTCCGCTGGTTGAGTCGTATTGTTATCGCTTTGAACGCGAAAAACAACATACGGATCACGAACAACGTAAACGTCCTTATCGGCAGCACTTACGTAGTTAACGGCAACGCCGTATAAACGATCACCGGGGGTTGCAGCGGCCACATCACCATCAGCTTCCAGCTTAACGGCATCACCTTTAAAGATTTCGCCGTTTGATGTGTGTTTAATCGAGGTAATCTCGCCACCCAACTTATGGTAGGCAGGAACGAAACCACGTCGAGTATCAGAATTAGCCATGCTAGTTTCTCCTTTTTAAATTTATGATTTCTTGCGTCCACGCGCGGGGCGGTGACGCTTTACTATTGTCTCATCTTTCGCCGAAACCTGTTGGGGCTGTGCTTCCCCGGTCAAAGTTTCCTCAAATACCGAAACATGGGGTCCTAAACCCCCGACGGACATGGCCTCACGGGCAGCGGTCACGTTTTCATCCCTCAGTGCGAGCTTACGAGCTTCGGCCACTTCCTTGGGAATAAATGCTAAAACGAGATCACCAACCTCAACCTTGCTGTCGCCGGATGTTTGGTAGCCTAAACCATTTAGGCCCTCACCCTTACTATTTTCGGCGGTAATTGGTTGCCAGTCCGCCCCCATACCGCAGTCCAATGTGGCTCTCTTTTTTGAAATAAGCCGGTAGGACCTGCTAGGGTCTGGGTTGAGAACTTGCATAGTGTCGGGACGCTTATAGCGGCTCCCGAACTTAATCTTTTTAAATTGTATAGAACCTTCGTCCTTTTTGTTTTTATCAGTCATTACTCATTCCTCCATTAACTATTTTCACTAAGCTTTTTTAGTAAGGCGTGTTCAGTCGTTAGACGACTCTTCTTCCTCTGCTTAAGCAGTTTTTCTGGAGTGAGTTTGACCCCCAAACCATAGGAATTAATACGCTCAATATAAGCTAGATCTTCCGAGGTTAATTTATCCTCTGTGGATCCCTTCTTCTTAATACGCGAAGATGGTGCCATATTGCCGGTTTCAAATGCGGCCGCCTTGCGTGGCGTGCCATCACTATTAAAACCGCCTAATGCGGCCCCCTCCAAACCAGGATATCTGGCCGCGGCCTCATTGGCCGCCCATAGGGCCAGCGCAGGATGATCCTTAACCGCAGGATCTTGGGACATTTCCTGATAGACCTCACTGGTCTTCTGGAAAAACTCAGAATTATGTTCCTGCAGGCTTGGGTAACGACGAACCGCCTCTGCCTCATATTGTGCAGTCTGCGTTTGTCGTTGGTTCTGCGCCTGAAAGGTCTGCATAAGATCTTTGCGCTGTTGCTCTAACTTGGCCTCAAATTCCGGAATCAGTGCACGTTTTGCCGCCTCCAAAGGATTGGTGTATTGAAGCTCATTAAGCTCCTCAGCCTCCTGCGTACCTCGCGTCTTGGTGACACTAGTCTGTAGGTCCTCAACAGCAGCTTTTAGTGCGTTAATCTGGGCATCACGCTCAGCAATATCTTGGTAGTACTGTTGTGTGCTTTTTTCCGTTTTACGCTCTAGCTCCTTGAACTTATTCTTCCACGGAACCCCGGCCTCATTGACCTCGGTATCCGTCTTTGTCTCCACGGGGGTGGATTGCTCTGCTTGGGTTTCCCTCTTTGCCTCAGGATCTGAGGTGGGGAATATTTGTTCTTTTGACATTGTTTCTCCTACGTGTACTTTAACGCCTCACGGGGGCGATGGATTATGGTGCTTTGGTGAATGACTTTTTGAGCTTTCTGAGTGCCTTTTTACGGGGGTTACTAATTCCCGAACCCGTACGAGTGCGACGTGACCGCTTTGCACGGCCAGTCGACTTCGATTTGGTGGGTTGTAGTTTAGAAGGCCCAAAAAAGTCTGGGAAGGCCGGACGGACTACGATAGCCATCGATCAGCCTTAATTTCTATATTAACATAAAATAAATACTTAGCCATAAGAAAAATTACTTTGGTGTAACAATTTTTTTATTGGGCTTAACAATTTTGCTTTGTGCCTCAATGTATATGTCGAGCTTTTTAATCAGCTCCGATGAGTTTATTGCGTTTAAAGCCTGTATTGCACCGGTATAGAATGAATGTACCCGCGCAAGGCCAACCAAATCATCCATGGTGGCAACACTTGAGCGAACCATGTCTGTTACCAAGCTTTCACGAAAGTTGTTTGCCTGTGCTGAAATAAGCTCCTCAAACCTCTTAAATTGGCTCATTCCTCTTAAGCCCTTTATAATTCCTTTTAACTCCTCAGCCTGTTCAACTGTTTCTATTTTCAGCATTCTGCTCTCCTCCTTAACCTAAATCTTCACTACCATCTTCATTGGTGGGTTGTGCTGCAAATCTATCATTCGCACTTGATTCTGGTGATAACGTTCCAGCCTGCCCATTTAATGCCTGCTGTTCGGGTTGGCTCTGAACTAGTGCCGCAGCCTGCTGCTGCTGGCGTAGCTGTAGTGCCTCACCAATATAATTCTCTAAAAGACCAATCTGGGGCTCCGTTAGGGCCCCAAAATCAACTGATGCCATAAATAATTGTGCCTTGGCCAGATTCTCCTCAATATTGTCTAAGGGGGAGGGGGATACGGGCATATCCTGTATAATAAGCCCAATTACCTCCTCAAATGGCCTGGGTGGTGTAACAAAGTCTGGTGGACGACTAATAAATCGATTAATATTCTGTATTCCTGCTCGATGCATAACCTCACGGGCTAGTTCATAGATATTGCTGGGGGTTGTTATCCCCAACTGAATCATTACCGGGTTTAGTGCGGTATTTAGGGCAAATATGGCCTTATTCTGCTCAATTGAGGGGAATGCGGTATCGGCAGTTGCACGGTGTGTGAAGTCAAACTGCCCAATTAGGGCATCCATGTTATCCTCGGTTATGGTCATAAACTGGCTGCCCCCGCCCTGGCCGGTAATACGAATTACCATACCGGGCTCGGCCATTCCAACTGTTAGTAAGTAGACCTTATGGAACAAATCACGTAATGCCCATTGAAAACGCTTAATTATGACCGCATAACGGATATTTGCCTCTTGTAGTGTGGCAATAGGCCCAGATGCGGTTCTAAAGAATGTACTGGACTGGTCAATCTGGCCCAATTGTATATCCCCAACGCCAACAAGCTCCCTAACATTCTGCTTTAGGAATGCCTCTTCCTGTGCCCCAAATCCAGAACGATCTGGGAAGTTAAATGGGCGAACATTCTGTGCGGGGAAGAAGGCACCGGGCTCAATAGCAATCTTTTCGGGGCTGGTGCCCAACGTGGGCTCGTATGTGCCCGAGGGGATGCTGGTTAGGGTTCCCCAGTTAACCCGATTGTTGCGCATATAGTTGATTTCCTCTTGTGAGGACTGGAGCTCCTCGGCGACACCGCCGACATAGAACTCATTCTCACGGAAATCGTAGAATGCCCCAACAAAGGGTCTTTTACGGTCTGGTGCGCATTCCTCGAGGTATTCCCAGCGCAATAGGCGTCTGGTCTTACGGTGAATCCAAAATACGGCCTCTTCCTCAAGACCATCACCATTTAAATCCCAGGTACGGTAGACTTCTAGTATCTCGTGCTCATCACGCTCAAAATTGCCATGATTTGCCATAATACCAGTTAATTCGTCGCTAGTCTGCTGTAGGATCTGATTAAGGGCATTTGGCTGCTCATCAACGTTCTCCTTACCACGACCCTCAGCTAAAACCTGCTGTACAACTTCTTCATCCCAGATACCGTCGCGGCCACGCCGCTCCAGGACATCGGATGATACAAATATACGATGGGCAATAATGGGTGCCTCATCGATTTTCTTAAACTTTGGTGATATGAAGAAATCCTCACGGTTTATTGGGAGCAGACGAACGCCCTCCCATATTTTTTTATTGCCCTTAAACTTCTTCTTACGTCTTTTTTCCTTTTTGGTGACCTGTCCGGTTAGGGGATCAACAACATCCTCAAAACTACGGACAATACGGTCCTCCTCAATATACCTTTCAACCTTATCAGGAACCACCTTCATTATGGCAGTACCATTTTTAACAAAACGATAGGCCCAGTCAGCAATGGCCTCCTCACCGCCCTCTCGGTTATTGGCATTTACAACAAGCTGCCAATTCATCCATGTACGGACAATATCAAGCTTTGGCACGTCCTCCGCCTCAACGGGGACGGGCTCCACTAGTGGGTCGGGGCTAAATACGGCCCTAAATAGGCGTGAGTAAATGGTTTTAACCATTGCACGGGTGGTTGGGTCCGCATATCGTGCGGCACCCGGCCAGGGGCGCTCATGGACCACATCCTCTTTTGCCTCATATAAACGGTCTAATGATGCCTGGTTTTCCAGCCATGCGCGACGATCACTCTCGATATCCTCGATATCGGTGATGGTCTTGGCCATCATCTCATCGACGTTAAACTCAGCGTCCTTAAACTCGCGATCATCAGCCATTAATTGTCAACACCCTGTAGTAACTTATTGATATTCTTATTCATACTGCGTCCAGCACGGGCATCCTTCATACCGCCCTTCTTACGTTTAAGGCCCTCTTTGGCACTTTTCTTAAACTTATCCTTTAGGCGCTCAAAGAATGGCTTACGTGGTTTAGTGGTTTTTTCGCTAAAGTTTCCCATTATTGTTTATCCTTTTTCCCAATCCTATTTAGGTTACTAAGCCTAACTGGGTGTGCTTTATTTGTAAATGTTGGATCAACACTGCATAAATACCGTATACAGTCGGCATAATCATCATTTCTCTTGAGGGGTTTGGCCTTCCCGTCCGCTCGGTCACGACGACCGCGTTGGGCACCATCATCCCATATATAATCTTGTAGTTGTGCAATTGTCTTCTTGCAGTTGGAGAAAATTTTTATTCCCCTATTATTCCAGGTATCGTGGGGACTGGAGACCCCAGTATATAAATCAATTGTTGCCCTAAGGCGGGCACGAACCATGTTAATCCCATCATCTGGATTCTTTTCAGCCGGTATAAACGGCCCAATAAGGTCAGATAGCTGTTTTCGTGGGTTTATTGGGGAGAAATTAGACTCCTTAAGCATTGTCGATACATCAGCAACTATTAGCTGTGGTGCCTTTTTACGACGCTTGAGTATCTCACGACCCAGAACAATCATATCACCCTTTAGTTCCATCTCAGATACCACATACAGGGTATTGTCGGGCGCCAATGCGGCAAATATAACCACATGTGGCTTCTTAGGGTGGGGGTCAATGACCTCATACCATTTCCAGGAGCTGGGGATTCTGAAGGGCTCCACAACGTGGTAGGCACGATCAAAATCATCATATATACGGCCCTGGAGATGCCTATATTGCCCCTTTAGACGGGCCTCCCGCTCCTCTGGTGCAATGGATAACTCAATTGATCTTATCGCCTCCGGTGGGAGGTGCGGGTTATCGTGCGTGTTCATGGAGAAGCAGTCAATGATCTCTGACCCCTCCAAACCAGGCTTCCATAATCTTTCATAGATCCAGGGTTCCTTAAGGGGGGTCATGGTTAACCATGCACAGCCAGCACGGTCAACAAGACGTAACATATTTTCCTCGTATATGTCCTGTTTGGGGGGCTCATCAAAATGAACGAAATCCAGCGCAACACCCGCAAATTTTATAAAATCCTGTGTGTAGGCCATAAAGTCAACATATGACCCATTCTTAAATTCAATGCCACATATATCGCCCTGGTTATTTTTATGCCAGCGCTTAATATGGCGACGTGGGACCCATTCCTCTAGTTTTGGAATGATCACCTCCTTGATCCCGTGTGGAAAATCGGTTGATACAATACGACCACGTACCGGTGTGTTTATTTCAAAATATGGGTGCTCACCCAATGCCCACCAGACGTCCTCAATAACACCCGCGGTTGATTTTCCCGATCTATTTCCGCCCTGTAATAGCCGAATCTGCTTGTCCGACTTATGGAAAGCCTCCTGTGTGGTATGCGGAACGTATGTCGAGATAAGATCGACCTTGGTGTCGACTTTTTTATTTTCCTCAATCTTCTTCGCTAAATAACGAAGTTCCTGTTCGGTAAGCTTATCTAAATCCATTATTTTCTCGTTACAATGGCATATGAACGCCCATCCGAACATTCAAAAACGCTAAATTTTATTGGGAAGTGCATCTTCCAGAGACTAAGCACTGCCTGCTCCCCGGTCCTTTGTGCATCATCCAGTATAAGTGTGAAATCATCCGTCAGATGGGACCAGAGCTGCGGCAACGCCCCGTATCTGTTTCCCTTGGTGCCGCCGGGCGGGCCGTCGCAGACGACCAAATGTATGCTTTCGGGGAGTATTTCATCGCAGGAGTACCACATATAGCTGCCATAGTCCTCTAGGGGGGTATAATATGCGTATTCCATTGCGGCCGGGTCACGGC